AATAATTTGAACTACTTGTCATTGGACCATGATCCGGTGTAATGTAACCTCATGTTCAAGGCTATTGTAGTAATAACGGTTCTTGGGTTCCCATCTCCTATCCAGCTTGATGATGAGAAGGGTCCCTATGAGGATCTTCCGGAGTGTTGGGTTCGTGCTGCCAAGATGATAAAGGACTTTGTTGCGGGTCCCATGCCTGTCATGTCTGTGAACAGTGTTTGTATTTCTTTAAAATCAACAAACATTAACCATTGAGATTGTTTAATGCTTAATGCTTCAGAAGATGTAATGCGAGAAGTCCTTGCTTTAGAGGAACAGCAGCAGAAGCTGATTATTCGAGAAAAAGCCCAGAAAGATTTTATGGCCTTCACAAAGTATGTTTACGAAGGATTCATAGAGGGGACCCATCATAAAAAAATTGCAGTTTTGTTTGAAAAGCTGGCCGACAACCCCGGTTCACGGATCATTGTCAATATGCCGCCCCGTCATACAAAATCGGAATTTGCATCTTATTTACTTCCGGCTTGGCTTATAGGTAAAAATCCTGCGCTTAAAATTATCCAGACAACCCATACGGCGGAGTTGGCGGTTCGTTTTGGAAGAAAGGTGCGGAACCTTATGGAGCTACAAATTTATAAAGATATTTTCCCTGATGTGGACTTACGTGCGGATTCAAAGGCTGCGGGTCGCTGGGAAACGGGCCAGGGTGGGGAATATTATGCAGCGGGTGTTGGTGGTGCGATTACAGGTCGTGGTGCGGATTTGCTGATTATCGATGATCCGCATTCTGAGCAGGATGCACTTTCTGAGACGGCCATGGAGAATGCTTACGAGTGGTACACTTCCGGACCCAGGCAGAGACTCCAGCCTGGGGGGTCTATAGTTGTTGTGATGACGCGATGGTCGCTCAAGGACTTAACAGGGAAATTGGTTAAGGCGCAGGGGACGGATGTTCTGGCGGATCAGTGGGACATCGTGGAGTTCCCTGCCATTCTTCCCAGCGATAATATATTGTGGCCGGAGTTCTGGAAGAAAGAGGAATTGCTCAAGGTCAAGGCTTCGTTGTCTTTGGGCAAGTGGAATGCCCAGTGGCAGCAGAATCCTACGGCGGAAGAGGGGGCCATTATAAAGAAGGAGTGGTGGAACAAGTGGGAGAAAAAGGAGATTCCCCCTCTTAGTTATATTATGCAGAGTTATGATACGGCGTTCTCGAAGAAGGAGACGGCGGATTACTCCGCCATAACAACTTGGGGGATATTCAAGCCAAACGAGGCGGATCCGGAGAGTATTATACTGATGGATGCCCAGCGTGGACGGTGGGACTTTCCCGAATTAAAGGCGAAGGCGTTGCAGGAGTACAACTACTGGGAGCCGGACATGGTGATTATCGAGGCGAAGGCTACAGGTACACCGCTCACGGACGAGTTACGGGCAACGGGTATTCCCGTGGTAAACTATACCCCGTCCAAGGGCCGTGATAAGCACACCAGGATGCACATGGTCGCTCCGATATTCGAGTCCGGCAAGGTTTGGGCGCCCCCCCGCCGTTTTGCGGAGGAGGTGATCGACGAATGTGCGGCGTTTCCCTATGGGGATAATGACGATTACTGCGATAGTATGTCGATGGCACTTATTAGATATCGTAAAGGGGGATTTGTAAGACTTGACTCAGACGAAGAAGACGACGAAATTACCGAAGTTCCATATTTACGTCAATATTATTAGGAGATGTTCATGCTAGGATGGATTAAAGACCGTGCTATTGAGCCGTCAACATGCGTAGCTGTTGGTGTTATATTAATAGGCGCTGGCGTTCTGACTGACATAATGGCTATTGCCATAGTAGGTATAGTTGTTTCAGCGGGAGGCTTCTTTCTAAAAGAAAAAGGCCCAAGCTAACTGTTCCAGAAGATGGTGCAGAAGAAGCTACAAAAAAATAGTGTACATAATGATCTTGATATTGATGGTGACGGTGTTGTTTCTGATAAAGAACTCCTCATAGCAGAAGCAGTCGATAAGCACCAAAAATCAGATGCCCAGCGTCAAATGGCGTGGGTTGCTATGTGGTCTATGCTGTTTTTTACGTGCGCTGTTTTCTTGCCTTTTTTCTCAGACACACGTATAAAGGCTTTATCTGACTTGTTTGGATTATTCTACATTGGTCAGGCGGGCGTGGTTGGCGCTTATATGGGAATGACCGCTTACATGAGTAATAAAAAATGATTGCTGCCTTGATACCAAAACTTCTTCCCGTTATAGGGGATGTTGTAGGTCGTTTTCTTCCAGAGGATAAAGAAGCGGCTGCCAAGGCAAAAAGAGAGATTGAGGCGGAGCTTACAAAGCACTTAGCCCAGATTGATTTAGCGCAGCTAGACATAAATAAAGCGGAAGGACAGCACCGTTCTATGTTCGTGGCTGGATGGCGCCCCTTTGTGGGGTGGACATGCGGTGTTGCTTTAGCTTATACTTATGTTCTGCAGCCGATACTGGTTTTTATACTGGCGCAAGCAGGTTATCTGGTACAGTTACCTGCAATGGATTTATCTGTTATGATGCCAGTTCTTTTGGGGATGCTTGGCTTGGGCGGACTCCGCAGTTTTGAAAAATTTAAAGGGGTATCTAAATAATGGCCGACACACCCATATCTCTTATAGATAATGCGATGCCAGCACAGGGCTTCACGGATGATTTCGTGGAGGAAGAGGAAGAGATTGAAGTTATTGAGGAACCTACAGAGGTCATCGAGGAAGAAGACGGCTCCGTAGTCTTGAATTTCGAGGACGCTGTTCAAGAGGAATTAATGGCGGAACAGGATGCCAACCTTGCAGAGATTCTGGATGAACGCGACTTGATGGATATTTCATCAGAACTCACAGGATATTATGAAGATGACAAGACGAGCCGTGATGATTGGGAAGAATCTTATCGTAGTGGCCTGGATCTTCTAGGAGTTAAGTACGAGGACAGGGAAGAACCTTTCAGAGGGGCCAGCGGTGTTACACATCCGGTTATTGCCGAAGCGGTTACGCAGTTTCAGGCGCAAGCTTACAAGGAATTGCTCCCAAGTTCCGGTCCTGTAAGGACCTTGATCCTTGGAGCGTTAACCTCTGAGGTGGAAGCGCAGTCCCAGCGTGTTTCTGACTTTATGAATTATCAAATAATGAATGTTATGGAAGAGTACGACCCAGAAATGGATCGTTTACTGTTCTATCTCCCCCTTGCAGGTAGTGCTTTCAAGAAAACCTACTTCGATGACATATTAGACCGTGCCGTTTCCCGTTTTGTGGCAGCAGATGACCTAGTCGTACCTTATAACGCAACGGATTTGCAGTCCGCATCAAGGATTACGCATGTTACACGCATGTCTGAGAACTCTGTACGCAAGTTTCAGGCTGCAGGTTTCTATAGGGATGTCGAATTGAGGGCTTACGAGAGCGATGATGAGCTTCGTGAGAAGGAAAGAGATCTTATGGGCATCTCAAAAACGGCAGAAGGGGACGATTGTACGCTTCTGGAGATGCATGTTGACCTGGATTTAAAGGGATTTGAGCACAGAAGCCCCCTCGATAACGAAACAACGGGTATAAAACTGCCTTATATCGTTACAATTGACGAAGGAAGCTCAAAAGTACTCTCAATTCGTAGGAATTGGGAAGAAAATGACGAATATTACAAAAAAATACAGTATTTTACGCACTATAAATTCCTGCCGGGGCTAGGTTTTTATGGATTTGGACTTTTACACATGATTGGGGGGCTAGGACGCTCCGCAACATCTATTTTGAGGCAATTAATCGATGCAGGTACTTTGGCTAATCTTCCTGCTGGCTTTAAAGCTCGTGGTATACGGATTCGTGATGCTGACGAGCCTCTTTCTCCTGGTGAGTTTCGCGATATTGATGTACCCGGTGGTGCTCTTCGAGACAGTATACTCCCGTTACCGTACAAGGAACCAAGCCCAACACTAACACAGCTATTAGGCTTCGTGGTGGACGCTGGAAGACGTTTCGCGGCCATTGCCGACCTTCAGGTAGGTGATGGAAACCAGCAAGCGGCGGTTGGAACGACTGTTGCGCTCTTGGAGCGTGGTTCTAAGGTCATGTCCGCCATCCATAAGCGTATGCATTACGCTCAAAAACAGGAATTTAGGATGTTGGCTAGGATTTTTGCTGAATCTCTCCCGCCTATGTACCCCTACAATATCCATGGTGCGGATGCCACTATAAAACAGGCAGATTTCGATGACCGCATTGACGTTATACCTGTTTCTGATCCTAATATCTTTTCGATGTCACAGCGATTGGCGATGGCGCAGACTCAATTACAACTCGCCCAGACAAATCCACAGATGCACAATTTGTACGAGGCGTATAAGCGTATTTACGAGGCAATAGGAGTTCAGAACATAGACGCTATATTACCTACGCCCCCAGTGCCTCAACCTATGGACCCTGCTATCGAAAATGCGAGATCAATCATACAGGAAATGCTACAAGCTTTCCCAACGCAGGATCATGATGCCCATATACAGTCGCATATAGCTTTTATGATGACGCCTATACCTTCAACAACCCCGCCCGTCTTTGGTTTACTGCAAGCGCATCTTTGTGAGCATATTGCACTTAAAGCAAGGGGAGTAGCGATGGCTGAAGCAACTGTTAATGCACAGAACGCTGTACAAACGGGTCAACCGGAGCCTCAAGTGGACATAGAGGCCAAGGTCGCACAGCTTATAGCCCAATACACCGAAGAAGTTATGGCTGCTCTTATGCCACCGCCTGAAGGCGAGATAGATCCTCTTGTTCAGTTGAGATCCAAGGAGCTTGACATAAAGTCCATGGACATTGAACGAAAAGCCCAAGAGTTTGCTGTCAAGCAGGAGTTTGAAAATAAGAGGGAATCAGAGAGACAGGAGATTGATCGAGACAAGATGGATTCCCAAGAAGATATCGCGCTTCTAAGAGCCGATGTAAATCTTGAACGTATTAATACTATGGGCAAAGAGTATGGAAGCCAACCGCCGGGAAGAGGTAACTAATGCCTCTTCGTAAAGTTAAAGGGGGTTGGACTTTTGGGGGTCACGTTTACAAGAAGTTAGTAAATGCTAAGAAATCTTATAAAGCGTATCTAGCGAGAACTAGGAAAGGAAAGAAGTAGATGTTTTTTGGTGGCGAGCTTCTCTTTATTTTATTTTTAATATTGTGAGAAAAAATGATGTGGAAAATGTTTTTTGAATGTTTCATGTGAAACGAACGGGATCAGGTAATGGTAAATGATGATAGCAAGTGCATTGACTGTGGACATGAGTGCCATTGTGATGGTAGTAATTGTCCTGAGTGTTCTTGTCCGGTATGTAATCATTAGGAGAATAGCATGGCTGGTGTAAATCAAATGTCTAGGCAAATGGGTATTTCTAAAGGAAAGGCGAGTAGTCTTATGAAAAAAGCAAAGAAAATGAATGGTTACGAAGGTGGTGGTTCTTTTAAAATATCTCGTGAGCAATTAGCGGGTAAAACCCCAACGTCTGTACGTAAACCAACTACTTATAGAAGGAAAAGACTCCTTAGAAACGCTTGGAGAGATGCTATGCATCAAGCTGGAGGCGGAAAACCGTATAAAGATCTAACGGAAGAAGAAAAAGTTAAGTTAGGTAAAACATTCTCAAAGAACGTTGGAGATGTCCCGACACAAGCAATTAGGGCTAATTGGGGAGCAGATGACTATAGTAGGAAGTCAAAAGGTTTTGCAAGTGGTGGCATGGCACGTGTTAAAGGCACACCCCCCGCTCAAGTTAAAGGTTTCACCTATAATGATAACGGTGGAGAAGGAACCTTCTAATGGCTACTAAAGAAGATGAGGTAAGGTTCGAGAAAGCTATGAGGCTTTTAAG